CTTATAAAAACAGGTATCAAAATACAGCTAAAGATATGAAGGCTGCAGGATTAAATCCCATATTGGCTGCAAGCGGAGGATTTAGTGTTGGTAATGCTCCACAAATGCAAAAGGCTAACGCTATGCAACCCCATCAACCTAATCTGGACCCGCTAACATCTGCAAAAACTGTGTCAGAAAAAAAACTAATAGATAAACAAAAAGAAGAATCTGAGTCTAAAGCTAAGAATAATCTTAGCCAGGCTAAATTAAATATCCAAAAAATTGCTGAATCAAGATCAAAGTCTAAATTAATGGATCAGCAAGAAATGAATGCCGTACAAGAAATGTTTAATCTTGAACGGCAAGGACAGATTCTTCTTCAACAGCAAGATAAAATTAATCAAGAGATACAGAAATTAACTGCAGAAACAGAGTTGTCTTATACTCAGAAAAAAAATCTAGATAAACAGAGAACATATCTAGAAGAACAGGCTAAGAATTTACGTGCTAAAACAAGACAACTTAAAGCGTTCCTTAAAAAGGACGAGAAAACAGGTAAGGTTTACGGTTCAGTAATAGGCAATTTATTCATTGCCATTGAAATGGCTATAAAGTCCATTATCCCATTAACGATAAACTTACGATAACCCAAAGGACTAAGGTCCGGTATTGCGGTTCATCGATACCGGGCATTAGGCCACTAACTACTCAGGAGGTAATAATGTCCAAGTCTTATAGAGTACTAACAAATCAAGAGAATCCTACGGTTCAAACTCCAGAAATGCGACTACATTCGCAAAGGCCGGGCAAATTCGATGCCGACGGCATCGTATACGTGACTGAACAGTCACACAAAGATCAAACCAACATTAACAATATCATAAAAAAATATCATAAAACTCAAACGATAGATCATATATCTAAAATAGAAGGAACCTACGGTGACTTAACAGCATCAGATTATCAATCTATGCAGAATAGCGTAATTAACGCCAAATTGTTGTTTGATGAACTACCGTCTAATATACGAAATAGATTTCGTAACTCCCCGGCTGACCTTCTTGGCTTTATGGAGGACCCCAACAATCGCTCGGAGGCGATTGAACTAGGTCTAATTAATCAAGACTGGACTCCGGAGACTGACGGCCTTGGAGAACATGTCCCTGAAGGTGACAATATTCTTAAACCAGAAGCCGTTCCTCCGGCTCCCCCAAAACCATGATTCGATTAAAATTATATAAATTCGAATCTAAACCAAAGGGATATTCAATATGCGGATTGCGCGAAGCGCTGGCATATTTAATTCCCCTACGGCGAAGCCGTAACGAGCACTTATTCATACCCTTGTCGTAATAAGTGCGCACTGACTAATTAGGCAGTGCAAAGGGCTTCACAGCGATTTCGCTTGACAGCCTAAAAAAAAAGGGGTAAAATACCCCTAAAAAAAGGAGGTGATCACATGCGTCGAAGAAAAAGACTATCTAAAAAGAGCTCTCAGAGGCGATGGAAAAAGGGCAAACGAGTAAAATCTCGTAATTTAACCAGTGGTATGCTGAAACGAGGAGGTATTCGACTATAATGACTTGCTTTCGGACGTTCTACGTGTACAAGGGAACGGATGAAGCGACACGAGAGCCCGTTCAAGTTCCATGTGGATGGTGTATCGGATGCAGACTTGACAAATCAAAACAGTGGGGTGTTCGTTGCATGCACGAAGCACAAAAATATGATGATAACTGTTTTATCACATTAACGTATGACAACGAACACCTTCCGGACGATGGGTCCATCTATAAGTCACATATGCAGGAATTTATGAAAAACCTGCGTAACAATTACCCTAAAAAAAGGATTAGATTTTATGGATGTGGTGAGTATGGCTACGATTTCGATCGTCCTCACTATCATATTTGTCTTTTTAATCATGATTTTGATGATAAAACGATTGTTGAAGAACGCCGAAAAGAAAAACCATTCCAAAAAGGACAATTTACGGCTCCTTATTACGTGTTTACTTCAAAAGAACTCCGTTCCATTTGGGGTAAAGGCAGAATTGAAACAAGTAACCTCACTCTTGACTCAGCTTGTTATGTGGCGAGGTACGTCACAAAAAAAATCACAGGAAAAAAAGCTGAAGAACATTACAAAGGAAGAACCCCCGAGTTTGCCTTGATGTCAAGAAGACCAGGTATCGGTAAACCGTGGCTTGATTCTTACTGGAAAGACGTGTATCCAAAAGATTATTTCACATTTAATGGAGTGAAAATCAAACCACCAAGATATTATGATGATATTTTGAAAAAAATTAATCCGGAAAAATATGATTTAGTAAAGGATAAGCGTGAATTCTTTCCACGAAAAGAAATATCAAGCCTCAGAAAAAGACAAATGGAGAGATATAAAGAAATAATAATTAATAACACATTAAAAAGGAGATATGAAATATGAAAAAATTGCAAATGTTTTCAATCTATGATTCAAAAGGAGAAAGATTTGATACTCCCTTCTTCTCTCTTTCAGACCTCAATGCAAAAAGACACTTCCACATGATGACCGAACAAAATAACTCAATGATTAATACATTCACAAATGATTTCGATTTATATAATATCGGAGAGTTTGACGTGATAACTTCGGAAATAACAAGCAAAAAACCCCACCTTTTATATACAGGCAAACAATTACAGTTAGACCTTGATAAACACTATAAAAATGGAGGCTAATTCAAATGAAATCTGTAATGCAACATTCTTTTTCCAATGTACCGCCAGTTCAAATTCCTCGTTCAACATTTCAACGGAGTCACGGTTTCAAAACCAGTTTAGACGCCGGCTACCTAGTTCCATGTTTCATCGACGAGGCATTACCCGGCGATACATTCAAGGTCAATATGGCCGGGTTTGCTCGTTTATCTACCCCCGTATATCCTATAATGGACAATATGAGACTTGAAACATTTTTCTTTGCAATACCTTTTAGATTAATATGGGAAAATTTCCAAAAATTCTGTGGTGAACAGGTTGACCCCGGCGACAGCATCGACTACACGATGCCCATTATTGATGATGCATCAAATATACAGAACGAATCTTTAGCAGATTATTTTGGATTACCAACCAAGATAACATCACAATTTGATTTTAATGCTGGACCATTCCGTGCTTATAATCTTATATGGAATGAATGGTTTAGGGATCAAAATTTACAAGATTCCGTAACAGTAAATAAAGATGATGGACCGGATACAATAGCAGATTATACATTGTTAAAACGATGTAAGCGTCCTGATTACTTTACTTCTTGCCTTCCCTTTTTACAGAAGGGTGACCCAGTTGAACTTCCTCTGGGTAGTACTGCACCAGTAATTAAGTCAGTATCTCCTACGCCACAGTTTGACATAACAGGTGCAACAGGTGTGGTATTACAAACAGACCCGACTCAGGCAGTTACAGTTTCAGCCGCACCTTCTGCAGGTTCTAATTTAGTATGGTCAGGAAATACAGGATTACAAACAAACCTTTCAGCCGCAACAGCAGCCACAGTAAATGAATTAAGACAGGCCTTTCAGGTTCAAAAGCTTCTAGAAAAAGATGCCAGAGCTGGAACCCGTTACAGGGAAATATTAAAATCCCATTTCTCAGTTGAAAACGACGATCTGCGTCTGCAAAGACCCGAATACTTAGGCGGTGGTAGTACACCAGTAAACATTACACCCATCGCAAGAACTGATTCAAGCCCCGGTACACTCGGTGCCATGGGTACGACAGGATTTAAAGGTCATGGATTCGTAAAATCCTTTAATGAGCATTGTTATATAATAGGGTTATGCAACGTTAGAGCGGATATCACTTATCAAGAGGGTATCGATCGAATATGGTCAAGACAAACAAGATACGATTATTATTGGCCATCACTGTCACACCTCGGAGAAAAAGCTGTATTAAATAAAGAAATATACATAGATAATGCAACGATCGCCTCTGGTGCTGATGAGGAAGTTTTCGGGTATCAAGAACGCTGGTCTTCTTATAGGTATAAAAACAGTAAAATTACCGGAAAGCTCAGATCAAATGATGCTGCCAGTTTAGATGCTTGGCATTTAGGAATTGAATTTGGAGCTCAACCAACACTTGATGATACATTTATAGAGGATAATCCACCAGTAGATAGGGTAATAGCGACACCAACAGAGCCCCACTTCATTCTTGACTCATATTTTGATATGCAATGTGCCAGACCGATGCCAGTATTCAGTGTTCCGGGTCTTACAGACCATTTCTAGAAAAAAACGGCTCTCTTAGAGGGCCGTACACGCTTTAAAAACTAAAACTAATAGTAAGATAAGGAGTAATAAATGGGAAATTATAACATAGTGTTTGAAGTGGCAAGAATAGCTTATATAAAAATACTTAGAAATGCCCTAAAAATGAGCATTGAAGATCCAAGATCTGAACATGATGACATAATTCTTGGAATATGCGATAGAATTTTTATGTGGGAAGAAGAGGAGGTATAACATGGATTTTGGATCATTAATATCTTCCGCATTAGATTTTGCTGGAAGCACAGTTGGTGGAATTGGTGTTCCCCTATTAGGTAAATGGGCGGAAAATCAATTTATCGGTGAACCAAATGCCAAAAGACAATGGGAACGTGAACAAGCATCTGCGCGAGAAGCTTTTGGCAATTCATATTATGCTTATAAAAACAGGTATCAAAATACAGCTAAAGATATGAAGGCTGCAGGATTAAATCCCATATTGGCTGCAAGCGGAGGATTTAGTGTTGGTAATGCTCCACAAATGCAA